TCTACTGCTGCTTCTGATGCTGTAGCCTATGTTATGGATGACCCAGATATTACTTTCCAAATGCAATGTGACGGCTCTGCCGCTCAAGCTGTATTGGGAACTAATTGTGCGCTTATTCAAACAGCAGGCTCAACCTCTATAGGTACTAGCAAAAACGCAGTCGATATATCTACCGCAGCTACAACCGCTACACTACCAGTTCGTATCATCGAGTTTGTCGATGGACCGAACTCGGCAGTTGGTGATAGTTACACGGATGTTATCGTCAAGTTTAATGCTGGACACCTCATGGACAATACAACTGGAATATAAGGAGTTTAGTAAATGGCTATTTCAAGAGCACAACTGCTGAAAGAACTTTTGCCCGGTTTGAATGCATTGTTCGGATTAGAGTACAGCAAATATGAAAATGAGCATGAAGAGATATACGAGACAGAATCATCAGACAGATCGTTTGAAGAAGAAGTCAAGTTAAGTGGCTTTAATGCTGCTCCAGTAAAAGATGAAGGTTCCGCTATCAGTTATGATAACGCACAAGAATCTTTTACAGCTCGTTACAACCACGAAACCATTGCAATGGGATTTGCGATTACTGAAGAAGCAATGGAAGATAATCTTTATGATTCTCTTTCTGCTCGCTACACGAAAGCACTTGCCAGAGCTATGGCTTACACGAAACAAGTTAAAGCCGCTTATCCTTTGAATAAAGGGTTTGGCGACTATGACACTGGTGATGGCGTTGATTTATTCAGCACCTCTCACCCTCTTGTTTCTGGTGGAACAAACGCTAACAAACCTTCAACCGATGCTGATCTTAATGAGACTTCACTAGAAGCCGCCATTATAACAATCGCTGGTTGGACAGATGAGCGTGGTTTGCTGATTGCAGCTAAACCAAGTAAATTGATTATACCGCCTAACTTGATGTTTGTTGCTCAACGGATACTACAGTCTGATCTCAGAGTGGGTACTGCTGACAATGATATTAATGCGATTAAATCAATGGGCGTTGTTCCCGGTGGTTATGCCGTGAATCATTATCTAACCGATACTGATGCATGGTTCTTAATGACTGACGTTCCAAATGGGTTCAAACATTTTGTTAGAACTTCTATGGAAACGAGCATGGACGGCGATTTTGATACTGGTAATGTAAGATACAAGTCAAGAGAAAGATACAGCTTCGGCGTGTCTGATCCGCTTGGTGCTTACGGAACTTCAGGAGCTTAATTTTTGTTATGGAACCTTTGATGTGGGGGTTTCTTACTCAACCCCCATCAACCTTATCTAGGGTAAACTTGTCCTACAGACTGACCTAGCAGACTCGCCAAGACGGTAGGACTTATTTCCGTAGGAGGAAATTATGGCAAAATCAACCTTTTCAGGACCAGTTCAATCATTGGCTGGTTTTATTTCGGCAGGAAACGCTAACGTAGTTAGTCTAACTGCTGACACAACACTTACAGTTGCATCTCATGCTGGTAAAGTATTAATAACAAATGATGCAGATGGTAAATTTACTTTGCCTTCTATCGTTGCGACTGCACCAGATGCAGATGACGATCCAAATCAAACTAATAATTTGGGCGCTACTTTTACATTTGTTGTTGTTACAGCAGCCACAGATATGGACATACTAACCGATGGAACAGATAAGTTCGTTGGCGGTCTATATACTGGTGTAGATGATGCAACAGGTAAAACTTTTATTTCTGGTGCAAGCAATGATGTAATCACTATGAACGGAAGCACTAAAGGCGGACTAGCTGGTAGTATCGTAAAAGTTACTGCAATGGCTTCTGCTAAGTATGCTGTAGAAGGGATTATTCTTGGATCAGGAACACTAGTAACTCCATTTGCTGACGCATAAGGGGGTAAATAATGGCTGATGCAGTAGCAACACAAACCATTCAAGATGGTGCGCAACACGCTATATTTAAGTTTACTAATGTAAGTGACGGTACTGGAGAGAGTGCCGTCACTAAAATAGATGTTTCTGGATTGGCAACAAACCCAGTAACAGGAATGTCTTGTAGTTCAGTAAGCATTGAAAAAATCTCATTCAGCAATATTGGTATGGGTGTCAAAATATTGTTTGACGCTGATACCGATGTATTAGCTATTCAGCTTCCTGCTGATTGGTCTGATGAATTTGATTTTTCTGATTTTAGCGGTATTCCTGATAACGCAGGAACTGGCGCAACAGGGGATGTTAAGTTTACAACAGTTGGTCATAGTAGTGGCGATGTTTATACTATCGTTATGACTGTGATTAAACATTACACTAATCCAAGCTAGGAATTGTTATGGCAAAATATAAAGTAGTTCAAAATGGAGAAAGAGTTCCAAGTGGAGAGCCAATTTTTCAAGTTGCAGAAATCATTGACGGCGAAGAAGTTATCGTTGATGGCAGTCTGATGACTAAAAAAGAAGCTCAAGCTGCTATGAAAGCTCTTGCTCCTGCAAAAAAACCTGCTAAGAAAAAAGCTAAAAAGTAATGCCACTGAAGAGTGGCGGCTCTAAAAAAGTTATTTCTGGGAATATCTCTAAGTTAAAACGAGAGGGGTATCCCCAGAAACAAGCTGTTGCTATAGCATTATCTAAATCAAAAAGAAAAAATAAGGGAGGCGATGTGCCAAATTATTACGATTCAAAATCTTCTAAACCTAAAGGTACTAAAAAAACAAGGTACGATGATGGTGGAGAGATTGATGTTGAAAACTATAACGATCAAGTAAAAAGAAAATTCGGTGGTGGTTCTGTTTCAAGAGCTGCTAGTGGAGGCTCTTATATGACAACAAAGGGTATGCAAACAATGCCCGCTTCAGGAATGCATGGAGTTCCAAATACTGGAGTTCGTGGTTTCAAAGGTAGAAATAAACGACCTAAACCTACTGGTCGTGGCAGACGCGGCGGAAAAGGCGGCGGAGGTTAAAATGAGAGGGAAGCAAAAAAATCCATATTATGGCATTACAATAGACCCTAAGCCAAAAACTCCTTCTACAAAAAAGAAATCTGTATTTGCACCAACAAAGGCTGATGATAGAGGTTTTAAAGCAGGAGGCTCTATAGAATCTTTTCAAGATCAAGTTAAAAGAAAATATGGTGGCGGAAAACTATAAATGGCAATTGCAACCACAAATTCTTTTAATCTCAACATAGGTGAGATTGTTGAAGAAGCCTATGAACGAGCAGGACTAGAAGCTCGTACTGGCTATGATTATCGTACTGCTAGACGCAGTATAGACATGATGATGCTTGAGTGGCAAAATCGTGGAATCAATTTGTGGACAATTGAGAATGGAACACAAACATTAACTGCCGATACAGCAACCTATACACTTCCTGACGATACAATTGATTTGATGGAAACTCATCTTAGATTAAATTCTGGAGACAGTTCTAGTCAAACTGATTATCAACTAACTAGAATATCACCTAGTCAATATGCTGATATACCTAATAAATTGCAGTCAGGTCAGCCTACACAGATATGGATTCAAAGGCTTACAACAACTCCACAATATACACTTTGGCCCGTGCCTGATGATACTCAAACATATACTGTTTCTTATTATCGTATAAGGCAGATATATGACAGTGGAACACCCGGTAGCAATAATATGGATGTTCCTAAAAGATTTTTACCTTGTTTGGTTTCTGGACTGGCTTATTACATAGCTATGAAAAGACCAGAAGTATCAGACCGATTGCCTATATTAAAACAAGAATATGAAGAACAATGGCAATTAGCTTCAGAGGAAGATAGGGTTAAAGCGAATTTTCGTTTTGTGCCGTGGACATCTTACAATAACTAATGACACAGTTTGCACAAGGTAAGTATGCTTTTGGATTTTGTGATCGTTGCGGTTTTCGTTACGACTTAAAAGATTTAAAAGATGAAGTAGTTGACACAAGACTCAGTGGATTCTTGGTTTGTCCTGAGTGTTTTGATCAAGATCAGCCTCAGTATCAACTAGGCAGGATGCCTGTTGATGATCCAATTGCTTTGGAGAACCCAAGACCTGATAAAGCTCAGGCAGCTAGTAGGCGTTTATATGCGTTTGATCCGATTGGCGGTGGTGTTACTTCTGCTGGATCAAGAACAGTTGGTCTTGATATGAGTGGCGAAATAGGAAAACTTAAAGTAACAACGAGTTAGATATGACTTATGGTGAATTAAAAAACTTAATACAGAATTATCTCCAAAACAGCGAGACTTCTTTTACTACATATCTTCCAGATATTATTAAACAAGCAGAAGATCGCATTCTTGAGAATGTTCAGTTGCCTGTTTTTAGAAAGAATCAGGTAGGTTCTTTATCAGCAGATAATCAGTATTTAGGCATACCTACTGATTTTTTAGCACCCTATTCTTTGTCTTTTACAAATAGCAGTAATCAAACTTTTTTAATAAATAAAGATGTTAATTGGATTAGAGAGCTATATCCGAATGCATCAACAACAGGAGAGCCTGAATATTACGCTATATTTGATAATGATTACTTTATCGTAGCTCCAACACCAGACTCTGCTTACAATGTTGAATTGCATTACTTTTATAGACCAGCATCAATAACTGCTGGCTCTGATAGTGGTACAACATGGTTATCAACAAATGCTCCTTCAGCATTACTGTATGCTTGTTTGCTAGAAGGATATGTATATATGAAAGGCGAACAGGATATGATGTCTGTTTATAACACAAGATATGAATCTGCATTAGGCAGACTTAAAGTATTGGGAGAAGGCAGAGACAGAAACGATGCCTACAGAGCAGGACAGCTTTAAATCTTCTAAACAGATGGAAGATAAAAACATTGCAATTGTAGCAATGGGACAAAGCCAGATAGATTTTCATTTATCACAGGTTCATAGTGTATTGTTTGATGAAGTATGGGCAATAAATGCCATGATAGGTGTTTTGCCTCGCATAGACAGGGCTTTTATATTAGACCCAATGAGTCGTTTTTTTGATACTGAAGATGCTGGCTCTATGACAAAGATGATGAGATTGGTATTGCCAACAGCTTATTATCCTATTTATTCTTGTGAGTTAGATGAAAGAGTGCCTGCTGTTGAAGAATACCCATTAGAAGAAGTTGTAGGAAAGCTCGGCTGTTCTTATTTCAACAATACAATTGCTTATGCCATTGCTTATGCATTATGGGCTAATGTTAAAAGCATTGCTGTTTTTGGCGTTGATTTTACTTATAAAAGTAATATGCATTTTGCAGAAGCTGGAAGAGGATGTGTTGAGTTTTGGTTATCTAAATGCATTGATGCTGGTATAGATGTTTCAATAGCACCAAGATCATCATTACTAGATACAGATATAGGCTTTAAAGATAAACTTTATGGTTATCATAGATTAGACAATCCTAAAGTTACCTATCAAAATGGTGCTGGTATTAAGGTTTGTAAGTTTTCAGAAATAGAAATTCAAGAAAATAGTAAACCAGTTGGGAAAATAGATAGAAATGATATAAATTTAACACCACCAGAACCAAAAAAATACTAATGGAAACAGATTCTTTTAAAATATCTATAGGAAATTTAGGGGTTAAGACAACTGAAAATAGAGGTCATACCCCAGAAGAAGTTGCTGAGATGGCGACTGACAAAATTATTTCGGTAAGTGATACAGCACCACCGCAAATTAAAGCACAGGCACACGCTTTTAAAAATGTGTGCTACAAAATCATTGCTTATTATATGCATGAGGCGATTAAAAACCATATGTGTACTATAGGGAATCAATTAGAACAGCAAGGTCATAAAGACTTAGCTGAAATTATTCGGAGGCTATAATGGCTATAACACAAGCAATGTGTACTTCTTTTAAGAAAGAACTTCTTGAAGGAACTCACAATTTTAAAGCGACTGGAGGTAATACCTTTAAGCTTGCTTTATATACTAGCTCTGCGACTATGAGTGCTGCTACTACAGCCTATAGTACAGGACAAGAAGCATCAGGAACAAACTATACTGCGGGCGGAGCAGCTTTAACAAATGTCAACCCTACATCATCAGGAACAACTGCGTTTACTGATTTTGCTGATTTGACTTTTGGAACAGCTACTATTACTGCGAGAGGTTGTATGATTTATAATGATACAGCTACTGGCGATCCAGCAGTTGCCGTTTTTGATTTTGGTGGAGACAAAACAAGTACAGCAGGTAGTTTTACAATATCTTTTCCAACCGCAGACGCAAGTAACGCTGTTATCAGAATAGCGTAAGGACAGCTAATGGCTGTCGGTTGGGGTCGTTCCACATGGGGTTCTGGCGCATGGGGTCAGCCTC